GAAAATCATCACTATCGATGACCTTCTTGTTGCTTCCACATTCATTGCAAACATCGACGAACTCAAGAACCACTACGATGTCCGTAGCATTTACGCTAAGGAACTTGGTAAGGCTCTTGCGAAGCGTTTCGACATTGCAACCATGAAGACCCTTGTGGCTGCTGCGTTGACCTCCACGCCTTCCATCACTGGTGGATATGCTGGAACTAACCTCACCTCCAAACTCAGTGCTACCCCGTTGGCTTCTGAGCTTGTTGATGCAATCATGCTTGCTGCTCAAAGCCTTGACGAAAAAGACGTTCCTGAAGATGAGCGTTTCGCCATCCTTAAGCCTCGTGATTACTACACGTTGCTTGGTTCGGAAGAGTCCGCTATCAACCGCGACTTCGGTGGCGTAGGTGACGTAGCGACTGGCAAGATCCCAACCATCGCTGGTATCCGTATCTACAAGTCTAACCACTTGGCTACTGTTACTGTTGCTTCTGGTTCGGCGGATGCTGACGATGCAAATGCCAAGAACGATGTATTCGGTGCTTCTGGTGTCGGTTACAACGCTACTGACATTTCCGCTATCGAGATGCTTGTTGCTCACCCAAGTGCTATCGGCACTGTGAAGCTCCTTGATCTTGCTACCGAATCCGAGTATCAGATCGAGCGTCAAGGCACTCTGTTTGTTGCTAAGTATGCAATGGGTCACGGTGTTCTTCGTCCTGAGGCTGCTGTAACAATCGGCTAAACCCTAATCCCACTTAAGCCCTCTTTAGTTCGAAAGTTCTAAAGGGGGCTTTCGTGTTTGGGATTTACACTGTAAGTCAAGTCACCCTTGACCTATGCTGTAAGTTTCAAACTTCATTTACACAATTATACTCAATTATACTCAAACTTAGATATACATGGCTACACTTACATCAAAACTTGAAGCGGTTAATACGATGCTTGGATACATTGGGGAATCCCCTGTGAACAGCATTGCTTCCGCTACAGCCCTTCCTCACTCAGCAGCGTTGGCAAAGAACATCCTTGATGAAGTTAGCCGTGAAGTTCAATCCGAAGGTTGGCATTTCAACACCATCGAAGACTTTAAGCTTGCCCAAGGAACACCAGCGGGAACCTTCCAAGTCCCAGCGAATACGCTTCAAGTTGACGTTAATGATCTGTCGGTTGACATCGTTCAACGTGGGTTAAGCCTCTTCAATCGCACCAAGAACAGCTACACGTTCACTGAGACAACCCTTACGGTGGACATGACGTTCCTTTTGGACTGGGAAGAACTCCCAGAGCAAGCAAGGCGTTACATCGCAATCAAGGCTGGTCGTGTGTTTCAAGCGCGTCTTGTTGGCTCACGGGAGCTTGAGTCTCTTATCATGCGTGACGAGATGTATGCTAAAGCTCGCCTTGAGGAGACTGATGACCGTAACGGCGACATCACTATCTTCGACAACTACGATGTTGCTGCCCGTGTTGGTATCAATCGCAGCGGCGACATCTCCTAATATTACATTATGGCAAACATTACTACATCCGTTTCTAACATGATTCAGGGGGTCTCTCAGCAATCCCCTAAGGTTCGCTTTATAGGACAGTGTGAGGAGCAGATAAACGCCCTTAGCTCCATCAGTGACGGCTTAAAGAAACGTCCTTGCACCCGTGTTATCTCAGCTATCGGTGAAGACGTTATCAACCCTACGGACTACGTTCACTTTGTTAATCGATCTGAGAATGAACGGTATGCTGTTGTTCTTAATAACACTGTTGCCAGAGCGTTTAACTTAGTTACAGGTGTTGAGGCAACCATCAACGGTGTTACAGGCGGCACAGAGCTTCCTGAGTATCTTAAGAACGCTGATGCACGGAAGAACCTTAAGTCCATGGCGTTGGCTGACACTTCGTTCTTCCTGAATACCACGGTGAACACCGCGATGACCACGGATGTTACAGCGTCTCAGGACGAGTCTACGGCTCTTGTGTTCATCAAACAGGGGGACTATCAGAAGAAATATGAGATCCTTTTTAACGGTTCTGAGGTTGTGCGAGCAGAAGTAACTCTTGTATGGGTAAAATCTTTTTCGTATTACAAAATAGCTTCCGTTATTGTAAACAACGCTGGTTCGGGATATTCGTCTAAATACCCACCAACACTCTCGATTGTTAAATCTACAACTAACCAAGGAAGTATTTATACAAACGCCACGTTCAAAGTAAACGTAAACGATGCTACAGGACAAATAACATCTGTGACTGTTCTAAATGCTGGACTGTATTATTATGACCGCTGGAATGGTGTCGTAAGTTTTCCACAATCTGACGCTGGAGCGGTGGTTACCTACACTTCTGGAGTAAGCGCCTCAGCAGCTAATGCCGATACTTCAGTTATTGCCGCAGGTATTGACGCGCTGTTTACGTCCGAAGTTTCCGTCAACGACTACTACTCTCACGAACCAAACGGCGGTTCTATTGTTATTAAAAAACTTAATGGAGACACCTTCTATCTTACTAGCCGTGACGGTTTAGCGAACACAGCTATTGGCATTGTGTTTAAGACGGTTGACGATATTTCTGATCTCCCTGTCCAAGCACCTAATGATTTTAAGGTGTCCGTGCGTGGAGCTATCGACAGCAAGGAAGACGATTACTACGTCACGTTCAACACGAACGATAAGGGAGCATTTGGTATTGGTGGTTGGATCGAGTCTGTTGGCTATGGTATTCAATCCAAGATCGATGCAACAACGCTGCCCCACCAACTGGTTAATACTGGACTCAATGAGTTTGAGCTTTCGGAAAGCGTGTGGAACGACCGCCTTGTAGGTGATGATGAGTCCAACCCGATTCCTTCATTCATAGGGAAACCCTTAAACAACATCTTCTTCCACAAGAATCGCCTAGGACTCCTCACGGACGACACAATGTTGTTCAGCGAAGCTGGGCAGTTCTTTAACTTCTTTAGGACGACCGTAAGGACTCTTCTGGACTCCGATCCTATCGACGTATCCGCAGCCTCCACAACGATCTCTAGGCTCTCCTCTGCCGTAGGCTTCCAAGAGAACCTTATTCTGTTCGCTGACCGTGGGCAGTTTGTTGTTAAGAGTGGCGACACCTTGACACCCACAAGCATCTCGATATCCCCTGTGACCAACTACGATGTTGATACCAGTGCGGAGCCTCTTGGTCTTGGTGCTTACATCTACTTCCCAGCACCTCGCGGTAACTACATGGGAATCCGTGAGTTCCGCTTGGATGCCACATCGTCCACCTTCGACTCCGATGATATCACCTCACAGATCCCTGCATACATCCCTTCTGGTTCTACCACGAAACTTGTAGCCTCCTCTACGGAGAACATCATCTGCGTCTACAGCAAAGGTAGCGACCTGACGAACACCTTATACGTCTACAAGTTCTACTGGAGCGGTAACGAGAAGGTCATCTCAAGCTGGTCTAAGTTTACCTTTGCGATGGACATCCACGGTGTTGAGTTTATGAACTCCAAGTTGTATATTGTCGGCAATAAGGCTGGCAGGGCTATCCTATGTTCTATCAACATGGAGGAACAAAGGGTTGAGTCGGATACCCTTGGTAACTTCTCGTATCACCTTGATCTTCTTACCAAGGTCACCAGCGGTTCCACGACATCCATAACCCTTCCGTTTCACGTTGAAGATGGAGATGTTGTTGAAGCCTACGATGAAAAAGGAATCAACGTGAAGATCAATAGCGTTGTTGGGAACACGGTGTATCTGGCGCGACCTGCGATCTGCTTTATCGGTCTTCGTTACGCGATGGAATACACCTTCTCAGAACCCGTGTTCAAGCAGCAAGGAGGACCACAGGGAACGCCCTCAGGTCTCACTAGGTTTATCCTGCGTAACGGTAACGTGTTCTTCTCCAAGGCAGCATCGTTCCGCATTGAGGTTACCCCAGCGGCACGGGATATGTTCTTGTTTGATTTCAGCCCCAACATTGTTGATGTAAATCGCGCAGGATCGATGGTCTTTGACGACGGTGTCGCAAGGTTTTCCATCTTTACAGAAGCTAAGGACTGCGTTATTAAAATTGTCAATGACAGCGCATTCTCAGCCAATTTCCAATCAGCAGAATTTGAAGCCAATGCACACACAAGAGCTACCCGATACTCTTAGGAGTTACCAAAAGTGCTACATCAGGTCAGCCGTAGCGGATGATGTGAACCCCATAGGGGACACCATGAGACCTATGGATGCCTTTGAGTGTCGCTGCGGTGGTCACGATCCCTACGAGTCCCTTAAGCTTGCCCTAGAGAACGACACCTGCACGTTCACCATTGTGGACAAGTTTGACCATACGCCGTTGGCTATGTTTGGCTGCGGTATCTACGATGGCTTACCATATATCTGGGCGTTAGCAAGTGACCTTTTGGTTCCGAGGGCGGGTCGTGATTTCGTCAGGCACAGCCCTGAGTGGATCGATGGGATGCTTAAGGCTATCGGAGGCAAGGCTTCTAACTATGTTTACTCTGAGAACCTTGATGCGATCCGCTGGTTAAAGTATTGTGGAGCCGAGTTCGAAGACCAAATCTATTCTATAAATAAACAACCATTCGTTAAATTTACTATTACCCAAAATGTGTGAGCCAATATCGATATCCTTAGCCGTAGGTGAGCTTACAGCAGCTACATCGGCTGTAGGACAGAAAC